AGAGGGACAAACAGACCGTGGCACTGACGGCGGTAGGCAAAGAGGTGGTGGCCCGTGCGCGGCAGGTGCTGGCTGCTGCCGAAGACCTGAGCGACTTTGCATCGGACGCGTCACGACCCATGCAAGGGCAGCTGCGCCTGGGTGTGATCCCCACCATTGCCCCATTTGTGCTGCCGACGGTCATGCCCGCCCTACGCGAGAAATTCCCGCAACTGCAGTTGGCCTTGCGCGAAGACCTGACCGCCCATCTGCTGGAGCGGCTGCGCGACCGCCAGCTGGACTTCGCACTGATCGCACTGCCATACGACACGGATGACCTGCGCGTGCAATCGCTCTACAAGGACAAGTTCTGGCTGGTGGGGCGAGAGCAAGATCCCGCCATCACCGGCAAAGCGATCCAGCTCAGCAGCGCATGGACGGAGCGATTGCTGCTGCTCGAGGAAGGGCATTGCCTGCGCGACCACGCTCTGCAGGCCTGCCGGACGGCAGAGGTTGCCAGTGTGGACGGAATGGAAGCCACCAGTCTGCTGACGCTGGTTCAGATGGTCGCCTCAGGCATGGGCGTGGCCTTGCTGCCGGAGATGGCGATCAAGAGCGGCCTGCTTCAAAATCTGTCGCTCAAAGCAAGGCCTCTGGCAAACCCTGCCCCCGAGCGGATAATTTCATTGGTGACTCGCGCCACATCCGCCCACTCGGCCGAGTTCGAAGCGATTGCGAAGGTGATGGTTGCTGTCCATCGTAAAAAGAATTAGAAGCCTACCGTTACACAACTGCCGAATCGATGAATTGAAAGGCGGACATGCAGCAAACGCTGCTCACCGACCGCAATGGGTCGGACTGAGACATTCACGTAACAGCGTCCGTCAAAGGACATCAAGACAACATCAACTTTGTGCCTGAACATCAGGCAACTTCACCAGCGGCGAGCCAAGTGCTCGCCGTTTTCATTTGTGGCGGGGCATTGGCGAACCAGAAGTTTCCGCGTGGTTCGCCAATCGGTCCCTCGTATGTTCGCCACCCGAAATCTCCAATGACACCTGTTCCTCAACAACGTCAAAGGAGTACTTCATGCCAGCAACGGCAACCTCACTTACCCGATCGACTCAAGAAGCGATCAACACCCTGTCACCCGGAGATCGCCGGGTGCTCAACGAGAACGAACTGGCCCAGCGCTGGGGCATCAGCCCCAAAACACTTCAGCGCTGGCGCTGCGAAGGTCGTGGCCCCAAGTATCTGAAATTGTCCAAGCGCGTGAGCTATGCGCTCGAGATGATTTTGGACTTCGAGAAAAACGCTCTGCACGTTTCGACGTCCGAGCGTGTGACGGCCTGAAGGGAGGACAGAGATGAATGACTTGTCCATTTTTCCCGTCGACATCGCAGAGATGTCCGTCTCGCAACTGGCCAACCTGCCTGCGCAGCAACTGCTGGAGGTTGACACCAACCTTGACCAGGCAATCGCCTGGCTCAAAGCAGCCCGGACCAAACTGGATGCCGCTTTCGACCAGCGCTTTGGCGTGCAAGGTCGCGAGAGCCTCCACGCCTCTGGCCGTGACTTCGGCACCTCTCACATCAAGGCCGACGGTCTGCATGTGAAGTTCGATCTGCCCAAGAAGGTGTCCTGGGACCAGAAGAAGCTCAAGACCATCGCCGAACGCATCGTGGCATCCGGTGAGGCAGTTGAGAGCTACCTCGACATCAAGTTGACCGTGTCTGAGACCCGGTACACGAACTGGCCTCCCGCATTGCAGCAGCAATTCGCCGACGCACGCACCGTCGAGGCGGGCAAGCCCTCTTTCCACATTTCCCCTGACTCGGAGGTCTGATCATGAATCAGCAATTGATGCCGTTCGACTATGAAGGTCGAGAAGTGCGTGTCGTCAAGGACGACCAAGGTGAGCCCTGGTTTGTCGCTGCCGATGTGTGCGCAGTCTTGCAACTGCCCGAAACCCACAAGGCTGTCGCCCGTCTGGATGAAGACGAAAAGGATCGGAATTCAATTCCGACCCCTGGTGGTAGCCAGTCCATGACCGTGGTCAGCGAAGCGGGTCTTTACAACCTGGTGCTGGGCAGCCGAAAGCCTGAAGCCAAACGCTTCAAGCGTTGGGTCACCCACGAGGTGCTCCCTGCCATCCGCAAGACCGGCTCCTATGCCGTGTCCGCCATGGCCGCATTACCCGCACCGACCCAGGACCGTGTCACTTCGCTGCTCCTGATTGGGGAAGCTGTGGCCAAGGTGCCTGGCGTCAAAGTTGGCATCGCCATGGCGGCGACGCTGACCTGTATCCATGAAAACACCGGCCTGGCCATAGAGACCTTGCGTCGTGCACTGCCAGCAGCCAACGAACCGATCTGCTCTCTCAATGCCACGCAACTGGGCAAGCTGGTCGGCCTCTCGGCCAAGACCACCAACCTGCGTCTGGCCAACCTGGGTCTGCAGGTGCGCAACGAGCGTGATGAATGGGAGCTGACCGAACCGGGTGAGGCATGGGCGGAAGCGATGCCGTACTCGCGCAATGGCCACAGTGGTTACCAGATCCTCTGGAATCCGAGCGTCGCTCAAGAACTGCGTGAGGTGGCGTGATGGGACTTCCAATCATTACCGCTGATCAGCGCCTGCGCGAGAAAAAAGGCGTGAAGTTGGTTCTGCTCGGCAAGAGCGGCATCGGCAAGACCACCCAGCTCAAGACCCTGCCTGAAGACAAGACCTTGTTTGTCGACCTCGAGGCCGGAGACCTGGCTGTCAAAGACTGGCGCGGTGACTGCGTGCGCCCAACCACCTGGCCTGAATTCCGTGACCTGGTTGTGTTCTTGGCTGGTCCCAACCCTGCACTGCCACCTGAGGCTCCGTATTCGCAGGCGCACTACGCGCATGTCTGTGAGCAGTACGGCGATCCCGCTCAGTTGGCCAAGTATGACTGCTATTTCGTGGACAGCATCACTGTGCTGGCGCGACTGGCATTGATCTGGGCCAAGACACAACCCCAGGCGATTTCCGACCGCACCGGCAAACCCGACACCCGTGGTGCTTATGGCTTGCTGGGCTCGGAAATGCTGGGTGCGCTCATGCACCTGCAACACGCACGCGGCAAGCACGTCGTGTTCGTGGCCATCTTGGACGAGCGCCTGGATGACTTCAATCGCAAGGTGTTCGTCCCGCAGATCGAAGGTTCCAAAACGGCAGCCGAACTGCCCGGCATCGTCGATGAGGTCGTGACGCTCGCAGAGATCAAGAGCGATGACGGTGAGCCGTATCGCGCGTTCGTCACGCACACGCTCAACCCCTATGGCTTTCCGGCCAAAGACCGTTCGGGCCAGCTCGAAATGCTCGAACCCCCAAACCTGCTCGCACTCATTGAGAAGTGCGCAGCCGCAACCCAACCCCAAAATATCAAGGAGTAAACCATGTCTGCCTGGAACGATTTCAACGACGCTGAACAACAACAATCATTTGACCTGATCCCCAAGGGCACGGTGGCCCCGGTGCGCATGACGATCAAGCCCGGTGGCCATGACGATGCAGCCCAAGGCTGGACCGGTGGCTATGCAACCCAAAGCTTTGAGACGGGCAGCATCTTCTTAGCCTGTGAGTTCGTGATCCTGGATGGTGAATATGCCCGTCGAAAGATGTGGTCGAACGTTGGTCTGCACAGCTCAAAGGGTCCCGCTTGGGGGAACATGGGGCGCACCTTCATCCGTGCGGTCCTCAACTCCGCGCGCAACATCCAGCCGCAGGACAACTCACCGCAGGCAGCTGCCGCCCGTCGCATCCAAGGCTTCAATGAGCTCGATGGCATTGAGTTCGTGGCGCGCATCGATGTGGAAAAGGATGGTCGCGGTGAGTTGCGCAACGTCGTGAAGATGGCGGTGGAGCCGGATCAGCCAGATTACCCCCGTGGGGCCACATCTGCTGCACCACGTCCTGCTGCGACCTACCAAGCACCTCCTGCCAGCAGCGCTCCCGCTCAGGCTCAACGCACAGCTGTCTCGGGCAAACCGAGCTGGGCTCAATAAGGAGGGTGAATGAAATGCTGGGTCTGCAACAGACAGGCCCGGGGTTTCGGCCACACCGACAACCGTCATGGTGTGGGCAATCCCCGGCGCTACCCAATCGACTGGGTTTTCTGCTCGAAAAAATGTCAGGACACGTTCCATGCGATGTACGGAAACTGGCAGCGCGCGCTCGATGGGCGAATCGATCTGAAGGAGGTACCCATGATCGATCCCTCTGACATTGAACTGGCCTCAATGAAGAAATGCCTCAAGGCATTCGGAGAGTCGGCTAGCGAGATCGGATTCGACAAACCGTTGGGCGAGTATTCAGAAGCGGAAGCTCTGCGCGTCATCGATGCCATCGTGACGTGCTGGACCGATGCCATGCTGGCGCATCACGAGCAGACGAAATTTCCGCCCGTGCGTGGCCTGCCACCAACGCCTGATCCTCTGGCCCATCCGTTCGCGGATCTGGAGGATGACTTGCCCTGGGTGGTGGAGGGAGACAAGAAATGATGGATTTCAACTCCTCCTCCAGCATCGCGGGCCAGGTCAGCGCGCTGATCGATGCCGGAATGCAGCGTGAACATGCCAAGCAACGCCCGAGAAGTTACCTCGGCGCGTCCCGCCTGGGCGTCTCGTGCGAGCGTGCCTTGCAGTACGAGTTCGCCAAGGCTCCCGTGGATCCCGGGCGTGAACATCCTGGTCGCTTGCTGCGCATCTTTGAGCGTGGCCATCGCTCCGAGGACAGCATGATCCAGTGGCTGCGTGATGCCGGGTTTGACCTGCGCACGACCAAAGCCAATGGTGATCAGTTTGGCTTTGCTGCGCTCGATGGCCGGTTGGCTGGACACATTGATGGCGTGATCGTTGGTGGTCCCGATGGATTCAAGTACCCCGCTTTGTGGGAGAACAAATGTCTTGGTTCCAAGTCGTGGCGTGACCTCGAGAAGAACAAGCTGGCCATCTCCAAGCCGATCTATCACGCCCAAGTGGTGCTGTATCAGGCCTACCTGGAGCTGCACGAAAACCCTGCGGTTTTCACGGCGGTGAACGCCGACACCATGGAGATCTACACCGAGCTGGTGCCTTTTGATGCAGCGCTTGCGCAGCGCATGTCTGACCGTGCGCTCAAGGTGATCTCTGCAACCGAGGCGGGCGAGCTTCTCGTTCGCGCCTATCAAGACCCCACTCATTTTGAATGCCGGATGTGCGCATGGCAGGACCGATGCTGGAGACAAAACAATGACGGACGTTAATCAAATTCTTACCGAGCGACTGGTCGATGCACGAGAGGCAGCGTTCTGCCTGAAGCTGCCGATGTACTTGCTCACGAACCCCAAAGATCGCCAGCGTCTTGGCCTGCCGCATTACCGCGTCGGCAAGATGGTCCGCTTCAAGGTGAGCGAGCTGATGGCTTGGATGCACGCGCAAGCGCAAGCAGAAGCCGAAGCAAATGCGCAGGGAGAGTCGTCGGATGCTTGATTTCAACGACAACGACTCACCCGAGCACAAGGACACCGAAACCACCCGCGAGCAGTTGCGTGCGGCGCTGATAGCTCGTCTGGAGTCGGTGCTCAGCACCCTGTTTCCCGCAGGCAAGAAACGTCGTGGCAAATTCCTAATGGGCGATGTGCTGGGCAGCCCCGGCGACAGCTTGGAGGTGGTGCTCGATGCAGAGAAGGCGGGACTGTGGACAGATCGCGCCACCGGTGATGGCGGTGACATCTTTGATTTGATCGCAGCCTACCTGAGCGTCGATGTGCAGACCGACTTTCCTCGGGTGTTGGACTACGCGGCAGACCTGGTTGGCCAGGCTGCTCCTGCCCACACCCGTAAGGCCAAGAAGGAAGCACCGGTTGATGAGCTGGGTCCAGCCACGGCCAAGTGGGATTACTTCGATGCCGAGGGCCACCTGATCGCCGTCGTGTACCGCTACGACCCACCCGGGCGCAAGAAGGAGTTCCGGCCTTGGGATGCCAAGCGTCGCAAGATGGCTCCGCCTGATCCACGCCCTCTGTACAACCAGCCGGGGATGGTTGCGGCTGAGCGAGTGATTTTGGTTGAGGGCGAGAAGTGCGCCCAGGCATTGATCGCCGCTGGCATCACTGCCACGACTGCCATGCATGGAGCCAATGCGCCGGTGGACAAGACCGACTGGTCACCGCTGGCAGGCAAAGCGGTGATGGTCTGGCCCGACCGGGACAAGCCGGGCTGGGAGTACGCCATGGCTGCGGCTCAGGCGGTGTTGGACTCGGGCGCGATTTCATGCGAAGTGCTTTTGCCTCCCGACGACAAGGCCGATGGCTGGGATGCAGCGGATGCTTTGGTCGAAGGCTTTGACGTCAACACGTTCATTGCCTCTGGGCCGCGCATGTCCGTGAAAACCACCAAGGCCATGAACACCAACGACGCCACGGTGTGGGCGACCGACGATGCATTGACGCTGGCGTTCACCTCCCGCTACGGCGAGGAGTGGCGCTATTGCGCGGCTTGGGGCAAGTGGCTGGTGTGGACCGGTTGCCGCTGGCAGCCCGATGAGACTTTGATGGCACATCACCTCATCCGCAACATCTGTCGTGATGCTGCGCTCAAGGTGGACTCGCATCGCCTGGCAGCCAA